GGGCTTCATGAGCGCCGACCGCATCCGGGGCGGCACCATCGACGCCGACGAGATCAACGTGACGAATCTGAATGCGGACAGCATCACAGCCGGCGCTTTTTCCGGCGACCGCATTGAGGCCAACGCCATCACCGCAAGCAAGATCGCGACAGACGCCATTGTCAACCGGCACCTGACCAGCGGATCCGTGTACCCGTCCACCTGCAACAGCACTATCAACGGGTACTTCGCAGATGTTATTTATGCCACTAAGATTGTGACGGGTCAAATGCAAGCGGATAACTTGTGGACGAAAAAAATGTACGCAGCAGTCTCAGAAATTTCTGCTTTGACCGTGGCGGGCAATACGTTCATGATCGACGGAGAAAACTACAGAACTATGAAGAAAGATTTAGCCACGTATGTGATAGGGAGGTAGAAATAATGTCTGTTTTTATTACAAGTGATGGAGCCCAGTTTGAGTGCCCCTTCTGCGGGCTGGCCAGCGTGGGGATCCTGTATGTGGATATTCTGCACGCATCTCTGGCCGGGGCGCTGGAGATCTTCGGGGACCCGGACAACACCCGGCGCATGGAGTACCGCGCCGGGAACGAGGTGACCGTATATGAGGGGTATACCAAGCTGCTGGGCGTGGAATACGCCTACAATGACGCCTCGGCGGTACGGGTGTCGCTGCGGCGGGCCTATGAAGGCGAGGTGAGTTGAGGTGCGGGAAAAGCTGGATAAAATCGTACAGCTGCTGGGCATGCTGCAGGTGAAGGGCTACGAAAACTGCGCCATCGTGGTGGCGTGCATCAATGAGGTGAACGAGCTGAGGAAGGAGGCAAAGAAGCATGGCAACGCAGACGCCTAATCTGGGACTGACAAAGCCGCAGGGTTCGGACTATGTGCGGGTGGAGGACTTTAACGGAAACGCCGATGTGCTGGACGAGGCCATCGGCGATATGGGCGCCCTGAAGACGCAGCAGCGCGGCAATCTGGTGGGCGCCATGAATGAAGTCATCGGTACCATCGTGAAGGTGGTCAGCGTGGACAAGCTGCCCTCCAGCCCGGACGCCGACACCCTGTATCTGATCCGGGATTACCGGGATCTGGAGTAGCGGCCTATGATCTTTTACAACGATGAAATACACCAGGTGTATTTCCGCGGTCGGCACCATGTGGCGGCCTATCTGGGGGACATTCTGGTGTGGAGGGAGGACATCCGGTCGCTGCAGGGCGTGGAGTACCTGATGGCGGAGCTGCAGGGTGACGGCGCGCTGTCCCCTGCCGCCGCGGCGCGTATGACGCTGGCGCTGCCGGTGCTGGGGGTGCGGGAGGCAATAGCCGAGGCCATCCTGTCGCAGCTGCTGGAGGCCGCCCTGCCCTATCGGTGGGCACCGGTATGCCTGGCGGTGGCGGAGGCTATCAGCATCACCGGCGGCGATTACGCGCTGCGCTTTCCGGCGACGGTAAAGCTGCTGGCATCGGGCGCCAAACACCCGGAGGCGGCAGAGGCGTACACGCTGGCGCTGCACGCCCTGCCCCACAGCAGCCCCACGCTGCCGGTGACGATAGCGCCGCCTGCACTGCTGAGGCAATCGGCAAAGGCGGTACGGAGCCGTGTGCGGCGGCTGCAGACAGCTTTCACGCAGGGTTTTGTCCCCGGAGGCTTGCCCCATATCTCCGCGACATCGCGTGGCGATATCGATACGTTGGCGGCGCAGATGATCGGAGCGGTCACGGCGGAGGCGGGCTTGAGCGAGGCAGTGGAGGGGGAAGCGGCGACAAAAGCGCAAGCATCAGTACAACTGCTACTCAAAAAGTCGGCACAGCTGGGCGGAACAGCCATGACGGCAATTAAAAGCGAAGCGACTTGCAAGGCGGTAGGCTGGATCGACCCGGTGCAGTACGGGGCGCTGCTGGTTGTAAAGCAGGTATATAGTGCGGCTGTAAAGCAGGACGGCGTACTTGGAAATATCTTGGAGGTAACGTGATGGCAGAAAACATCAAGCTGAAAGACCTGTATGACGAGGAGCAGAGCTATACGGACATCGGCACCATCGCCGTGCCCAAGGTAGACGGTAGTGGGAACACCTACTATGTCCAGCGACCTCTGATCAACTACACCCTGCAAGACCCTCCTACCCACGAGCTGACGGATGGCGTTTTTGCTTTGAACATGGGTGACGGGACTTTTTTGGGGGAATTGGACAGAGGCAATTTCGCTGGTGCAGTCAGCGGGCCAGTGGAAGGCAAGAACACAAAGCCCATTGCCTCCATGCGGATATACAAGACCCCTGTTACGGGTGTCACGGAAACGCCGTGGACGACGACGATGCTGTTGTACCTCTACGAGCCGCTTAGCAGCGCGGTTCTACTGGAAATTCTTAACATCGAGAGCGCGGCGGTGTTTACCGCACAGCCCGGATGGGGACAGATGTTGTATGACAAGGATGGGACTGTTGCGGGCTATGCCCAAATCGCAGACCCTGCCGCCGTGACCTTCGGCATCCAGCAGCCCAACGACCTGCTGAACGCAAGCAACTTCTACGCCCTGCTGTCCGAGGTGACACAGGACACCCAGAGCGTGGATGTGACGGAGAACGGGGCGCAGACCATCGTACCCACGGCGGGCAAAAGCGGCATCCGCAAGGTGGCGCTAAATGTCAATGTGCCCAGCGGCGGTGGAAATTTACAGGAGAAGTCAGTGTCTATCACCTCCAACGGCACCACAGAGGTAACTCCGGACGCGGGGTATGACGGGATGAGCAAGCTAACGGCGACGGTGAATGTGGCAGGAGGTGGGGGCGGCGTGCAAGCAAACTGGGCGCAGAACGATAGTACAGCAGTGGACTATGTAAAAAATAGGCCGGGGGGGTTTTCCACCGGACTTTCAGGCGAAGTGCCATCCAAAACATATACTTTTGACGGCGACTTGACCGGTAAAGAAGTTGCGTGGGTTAACGGAGATGCATCCGGCGGGGTGGCGTTTGTAAAAGTGAGTGATGATACTCCGTGGTATTATCAGCTTTTTGGAGGGTCGGTTGTGTTTTATAGCCCACAAGGGGACGCGACGGTTCAACTGAACACGCCCAGTGTTCTTCAAAAAAACTTAGATGACACGATAGCGTGTGGGGAGTATGGTGCTGTTGTACATCGAGCTTTCGAAGTAGCTCCCGGAATTACTCTGACTGCTGGAATATGGTTTGCTTATATGAAATCTGGCGATGTGATAGCCTATACCAAAAGTTTAACCACAGTTAATATAGAGGATGCCAGCACAGGGGATTTTGGCACAGAACCGCTTTCTCTTAAAGCTATTCCGCAGCTTGTAAACTATGACCAAAAATCACTGTATCTTTATTCTGACAACGGGAAGAAATTCGAAATCACCGTAGACGACACCGGCACCCTGAAGGCAACAGAAGTAACAAACTAATTTTATAAAATGGAGGTAAAAACTATGATCGCAACTGCAATTAGCAACGCGCTGCTGAACGCATTTTTTGCCAGGGGCGACAGCAACCCGGCGATCCCCACGGCGGGGGAGTGCTATCTGGGCGTCAGCACAACCACGCCGACCCTCTCGGCCGCAGGTGCCATCACCAACTTCACCGAGCCCGGCGCCGCCACGGGCTACAAGCGGGTGCGGCTGGGCATCAAGGGCAACACTGCCACCTACACGATGGACGCGGCGGCCAGCGGGGAGATCAAGAACGGCAGCAACAAGATCTACATCGCCACGGCGGTGGAGGGCGGCGGAGGCTTCGGCACAGTGACGCACTTCGGGCTGTTTTCCGCGCAGACTGGCGGTGCGCCCGTCATGGCCGGTGCACTGACCACACCCGTCACGGTACCGGAGGGCAATACCCTGCTGATCTACGAAAACAACCTAAAGGTGTCTATGGAGTAAGGTGTTCGATTCGGACACCGGGGAGGACGCTAATGAAGCTCTGGATCCGAGTTGCCGCTTACCATCTGCTTTTATGCGCCATCATTGGCGGCATCATCGCCCTGACGCTGTATGCGGGCAGGAGGCATCCACATGCGGTGCAGCTGCCGGAGGAGAGACAGCGGGTGGCGGCCAGCAACGGAGAGGCGGCGTCCGCACCGGGCGGCACAGGAGAGATAGAAAGCTCCCAGCCGGCGCTGTCGCCAAAGACAGGCGGCAGTGAGCCGTGGTATGGGTGAGAAAGGAGAGCGAATGGAACCGTGGGTACAGCAGATCGCCGTACCGCTGGCGGTAGCGGTGCTGACAAGCAGCGGCTTGTGGGCGCTGGTATCGAAGCGGGCGGACAAGAACAACGCAGAGCGGAAGATGCTGGTGGGTCTGGCACATGACCGCATTATCCATCTGGGCATGGCATACGTGACCCGGGGTTATATCACGCAGGACGAGTACGAAAACCTCAATGACTATCTGTATCAGCCGTATGAGAAGATGGGCGGCAACGGCAGTGCAAAAAGGGTCATGGAGGAAGTAAGGAAACTGCCCATCAAGCGAGAGGCGTAAAGCCGGAAAGGAAGTAACTATGGACATCAACACTATCGGAGTGGCCACTGTTGCCGCTATCATCGTCATCTGCTATCTGGTCGGCATGATCGTGAAGGCTACGGCGCTGGACAGCAAATGGATCCCCATTATTTGCGGCGTGTGCGGCGGCATCATCGGTGCGCTGGCACTGGCGTTCCACATGCCGGATTTCCCCGCCGAGGACTACTTTACGGCGGTTGCCGTGGGCATTATGTCCGGCCTGACCGCAACGGGCGTTAATCAGGTGTTTAAGCAGATGAAGTCTACCAACAACGAGGAGGCTATGTAAATGGCCGCCCCGAAGGTCTACCTGTCCCCGGCTATGCACATGGCAAACCCCTGTGTATATCCTCGCCCGGACGGGCAGCAGTGCTATGAGGCACTGGAGAACAACGAGTACATCGACATCCTTGAGCCGATCCTGAACCGCTGCGGCATTGCCACCAAGCGCGGCTACCGGCGCACCCCCATGAACGGCGACAACGGCGACGCCATCATGAAGCAGAACGTGCGGGAGAGCGACGCTTGGGGCGCAGACGTGCATTACGTCAGCCACACCAACGGCAGCGCAGACGGCAAGGGTAACTCCCGGGGTTGCTTCCCTATGTACTACACCTACTCAAAGAACGGCAAGAAGCTGGGCGAGATCATGGTGAAGTACCGGAAGCAGATTTACCCGCGCACGGTGAAGCTGGTGGCCAGATCCAAGTGGTATGAGCTTTACAAGCCCAAGGCGGTGAGCTTCTACGAGGAGCACGTGTTTCACGACAACATGGAGGACGCCACATGGTTCCACACCCACATGAAGGAGATCGCGGAGAGCGCGGCCAAGGGGCTGTGTGAGTGGTTCGGTATTCCGTATGTGGAGGAGACGAAGCCTGCGGAGCCGGAGAAGCCTATGACCCCCGGCGAGCTGCTGGTGAAGATCATGAACAGAGCAGGAACGTGCGGCACGTGGGAGATCGTGAAGTAAAATAAATCTGCTGGGCGGGAAAGAGCTACGACAAGCCGCCTCTTTCCCCGGCGTAAAGTCCCGCAAGCTCACGGCTATAACCGTGTTATGGACAGCTACCACAAGCAGATACGGCGCAGATTGCAGAGCATGGCACCAAAGCGGGCTATTGCGTATGTGATGAGCGTACAGCTACCGCCTGACGAAGCGGTGTGCGTTATTGAATGTGACGTAAAACGGAAGAGCTATTGCGAAACTGCGTTCCTGCTGAATGTTTCTCCGGAAACGGTAAAGCGGTGCCGCAAAAGGGCGTATCAGAAATTTGCAGACGAAGAAAGAAGCCGCACCATTTAGGTGCGGCTTCTTTGTTTGCGCCCGGTAGGGGGGGGGAACCGGGCATAATGAATGGGGAAGATGCCCTCCGGGAGCATTTCGAAGTGGCTGGTTTTATTATACACCGTTTCTGCGGTATTGTACAAGTAAATATTTCGCAAATTAACGGCCTTTTTCTGACCTTTAACTGCCCCTTTGCGGGGGCAGTTTTTTGTTACGCTTATTGCAAGAAACGGAGGTGCTTGCATGGTCGAAAAGCTGGTGTCGTTGGGATTTACACAGCAAATGGCGGAGGACATCATTTGGGCGTATCAGGACGATCTTCCGGGGCTGAAATCCTATGTGCAAGTTATCGAGTTGGTAGCAGCTCATGTATAGCTATTACAACAAGAACCCGCGTGGGAAAAACGTGGGGGATTGCACTGTGCGGGCTATCTCCAAAGCCACCGGGAAAGAGTGGGGCGAAACGTACCTTGCTATGGCGGTGCAGGGGTATCTGGAAGGGGATATGCCGTCGGCCAACGCAGTGTGGGGCGCGTATCTGCGTCGTATAGGCTATCGGCGGTACATTGTGCCGGACACTTGCCCGGATTGCTACACGGTCGGTAGGTTTGCCGACGAACACCCGGAAGGGACGTTTATCCTTGCGCTATCCGGGCACGTTGTATGTGTTCAGGACGGCGTGATCTACGACAGCTGGAACAGCGAAAACGAAATTGTTTTGTATTACTGGCAAAAAGAAAGTGAGGCGTAACTATGGCATTTAATCCGTATTTTAACCCTTATTACCCGCAGCCGATGCAGGACAACCTTGCTCAGCTTCGACAGCAGCAGATGCAGACCATGCCGCCGCAGATACCGCAAATCCCGCCCATGCAGAACCCGGTGGCGCAGGGCGGCGTACAGTGGGTAGCTGGTAGGCCGGAGGCGGAAAACTGGCTGATCGCGCCTAACTCCGCTATTGCGCTGTGGGACAGCACGGCTCCCGTGGTGTACCTAAAACAGACCGATGCAAGCGGCAAGCCGACCCTTAAGACGTATGACCTTGTAGAACGCCTTGCAAGCGCTCCTGACGCGCAGAAAGCTCCCGCCCCGGAATATGTGACCCGTAAAGAGTTCGACGCGCTGGCGGCTCTTGTGGGCGAAATGAAGGGCAAGAAGAAACGCAAGGTGGAGGAGGACGAGGACGATGAGTAACAATCCGTTTTTCAATGCATTGTGCGGCGGGCAGATGCCGAGGTCGATGAGCGGCTTTCCTCAGCTTTTGCAGCAGTTTAAGCAATTCAAAGCGAGCTTTAAAGGCGACCCAAAAGCGGAAGTAGAGAAAATGCTGCAAAGCGGCAGAATCTCACAAGATCAGTTGAACAAGATACAGTCAATGGCGAACCAATTTCAGGGGCTTTTCAAGTAATCAAAATCGTGGCCACGGTTTGATATAAATATTTTTTCAAAAGGAGTGATACTATGTCTCTTTCCGATGGCACCCCCATGATGACTATGCCTGTGGCTCCTGCCAACACCGGAAACGGTAACGGTTTCGGCTGGGGCGGTGATGGTGCGTGGTGGATCGTTCTGTTCCTTATTTTCGCCGCGTTCGGCGGCTGGGGTAACGGCTTTGGTTTCGGTAACGGCGGCAACGGCGTGATGGACGGTTATGTTCTGACCTCTGACTTTGCCAATGTCGAGCGCAAGATCGACAGTGTAAATCAGGGACTTTGCGACGGGTTTTACCAGCAGGCGCAGCTTGTCAACGGCACCAACATGGCGATGGCAAACGGCTTTGCACAGGCCGAGCTGTCCCGTAGCAACCAGCAGGCGGCGCTAATGCAGCAGCTCAACGCCATGCAGATGCAGGCAGCTGAATGTTGCTGCACCACCCAGCGCAGCATCGAGGGCGTGCGCTACGACATGGCGGCGCAGGCGTGTGACACGCGCAACACCGTGCAGAACGCCACGCGCGACATCATCGACAACGCCAACAGCAACAGCCGCGCGATCCTCGACTTCCTGACGCAGAGCAAGATGCGCGATCTGGAAAGTGCCAATCAGGAGTTGCGCCTTGCCGCTTCTCAGGCTGCGCAGAACAACTACCTGATTTCCCAGCTGCGCCCTTGCCCCACCCCAGCTTACATCACTTGTAATCCGTGGGCGGGCAGCGGCTATGGCGGATGCGGAACCGGCTGCGGCTGCTGAAAAGTGCATAGCACCAGCTGTTCGGGATTTCCGAACTGTTCAGCCCCGTGCTGATACTGACACCAACGCGGCGGGGCAATAGCTCCGCCGCTGTATTTTGAAAGGAGTGATTATTTTGGCCGAATTTACCAACGCCAATATCGTGACTGTGGCCGCAGGGCAGAATGTGCCTCTGACGGAAACCGCGGTCAACAGCAAGCCGTGCATCGTGCATCGAGCCGGAGCAGGCATCGTAACTTTGCGCGGGCTGACAAACCAGTGCAAGGCACGTTTTCGCGTGGCTTTTGGCGGCAACATCGCTATCCCTACCGGCGGCACGGTGGAAGCTATTACCGCCGCGCTGGCTATCAACGGGGAACCGCTTAGTAGTGCCGTGGCGACCGTTACACCCGCCGCAGTGGAAAACTATTTCAACATTTATGTCAGCGCCATTGTGGAAGTGCCGAAGGGCTGTTGCCTGACTGTAGCTATGGAAAACACGAGCGCACAGGCAATCAATTTCGCCAACTCCAACTTGACCGTTGACCGCGTAAGCTGAAAGGAGCAAACTATGAGCATGAAAGCAATGTACGATTTGCGCGATATGCTGTGCAAGGAGCTTGACGAAATCGCCCACAAAGGAGAGCTGGGCGCCGGGGATCTGGACATCGCGCATAAGCTGGTAAGCACCATCAAGAACATCGACAAGATCGATCTGATGGACGACGAAGGATACAGCCGCGACGGCGATTATTCCCAGCGGCGTTACTCCCGCGACGGCGACTATTCCCAGCGCAGGTATTCCCGCGACAGCTACGGCGGCGGCAGCTCCTACGCACGGCGCGGCACTCACTACGTGCGCGGACATTATAGCCGCGACAGTGCGAAGGACGACATGAAGCGCCAGCTGCAGGAGATGCTGGACAATGCGGACGATGATACAATCCGCAACGCCATTCAGCGGTGCATGGATGCCGTGGAGGGCTGAGAGGGGGTAGTTCCCCTTGATCGACGAAAAGGAACTTAAAGCCTGGATAGCCAGACTGGAAACGGAACAGTCAAGCTGGCCGAACTACGAGAAGTTGGCCGCGCTGTACATTATACAAAACCAGCACGAAGGGCAGAGAAACCCTGCACCGGTGGCTATGTATTCCAGCGCGCCGGCTCCTGATGTGGTAGACGGTGACAGTGACTTCATGCAAGCGGTATCATCCCGCGCGCCGGAACAGGCGTGGGCCATAGTGGACGAGTTGATGGATGCGCTGAAAGTAACCAATGCGCGAATGTATGATAACGTGATGCGAAAGATGCGAGGATAAGCGATCCCCCGCCTGTTTGGGCGGGGGATATTGCCGTGTACTTAGTTGGATGCAACCGTCAGGTTACGTCTAACTAAGTTTTTAGAGAAAATCGAATTCAATCCGGCTGTCTTTGTATAGCCGGATTTCTTTTATTTTGAGTTTCCAAAAAGCCCGTTTGTTCTCGCGGGTAAGATCTTTATAAATGTCTTGCCAGCCGGGGGCGAACAAGTCCGCGACTTCTTCCGGAGCGCGGCTTTGTACTTGTGTTTGTTTAAGCGCCTCTACTTGCTTCGTCAGCTCTGCGTACTTTTTAGAGTAGTCTGGCTTTGAGATCATGTCATCTATATACAACTCAGACAGTTTGGCAAGCTTTTTTTGTATAGCTTTAATTTGCGCGTCGGTGTTAATTTTGGGCGCGTGCTGGGCTTTAGCTTTTAGTTTGATCTGTATCTGTTCGTCAATGGAAAACATGAAATAATTTTCTATGTCTTGTTCGCGAACAACTAAGCCATTGTCACACCCCCTTCTTTGCTTCGCGCCCTGGCAAAGATACTTGTAAACACACGTGCCATCTTTTAATGTGGTAGGGTGTCCTGTCATTCTTCTCCCACACTCGCCGCACACGGTAAGCCCCGAGAATAAATAGATGCGGTTATACGGTGATTTTCTTGTAACTCGCCGCCTTAATTCTTGTACCCTTTGAAATTCCTGTTGTGTTAGGTACGGCGGCAGCGTAAGGCCGTTCCATTTGCCCATATAAGCGGTGTTATTCAGTATCGCGCTTGCGGTTTTATAGTTGAGATTTAATTCAGGCACAGCATCCATCGCCTTTGTTATTGCGCCGGTTTCAAAGAAGGTTGAAAAAAATCTGCGCATTATCGGCTCTGCTTCTTTGTCTATAACCGCAAACTTACCCTCTCTTTTATAGCCTTTAGGAAGATGACCGGTGCAAACCTCATTTCGATCTTTTTTTGCATCAAGCACTTTTTTTATGCGTTCACTGGCGCGGTCAGCTTCGTCCTGTGCTACGGAAAGCATAATGTTAATCTTCAACCGGCCTGCAGCTGTAGACGTGTCGTAGTCCTCGTAAATCGTTTTCCATGACACGTTGTGGGCTTCAAGGATTTCCTGCACTTTGTAATACTCGCCGATGTTGCGAAACCACCGGTCCAGCTTTGTGACAAGAATAATGTCTATTTCATCATGCTTTACGGCTTCCAGCAGTTGAAGCATGGCGGGACGCTTTTCAATCTTCTTTCTGGCGGAAAACCCGGCATCCTGGAAAACGCCTACCACCTTCATATTGTGGGCTTTGGCGTATTCTTCGAGGTCGTTCTGCTGATCGTGAATAGACAGGCCAAACTTTTTCTGTTCTTCTGTGGACACACGCGGGTATAATGCTGCCCGCAATACTACACTCATTGTTCATCTCCTCCCTTATCTGGCGACAATGTATACTTCTTTGCATAGCGCAAATACATCATCAAAATAGCGGCAAAAATGCCAATACCGGCGGCAAGAAGCAAAAAGACAATCCATGCAAATACACCAGCTTGCCCGCCCTGAATAAGCCCCTTATGGGGAATGTGGTAGTCAAAAAAGATATATCCCACGATAACAGCCATAAATATGGCGCACAAAAGCGTAAGGCCATAAATAGCAAATTTTGTGTCCCGCGATTTCTTGCGATGGTAGTTAATGGTTTTTGCCATCTGCTCCATGCTGCCCTCAAGATGGGCTATCTGCACATCGGCATCATGCAGCTGCTTTTGATGCTTCAGCTGTTCATTGGCTTTCGTCAATTGATCTTCCGTTGTCACTTCTTTTTCAATCCCGAAATATTCGTCCATCGAAACGCCAAGCGCGGCACAAATTAAACCCATTTTGTACACGCTCGGCTCCTTTGATGATGCGGAGAAAAAATTGCTTATGGTTGATGCTGAAATGTCCGTCATGTCGGACAAATCTTGTATAGTTAAATTCTGTCGGTCTTTTGCATCCCTGCACAAATCCTGCAATGTTTTTACCATTTTCCCCTTTTACTCCTTTTTCGGGCAGAAGAATCCCAATTCTGTTTTGCCGCAAACGGTAATTATCCGAATTTGGTATTGCCCTGCCAAACCCTAATTTGTTAGTGTGAACGTGCAGCCGGAAAGCCGGGAGGCCACCGGCAAAATAGCCCCGCTGTCCGTTGCGGGAGCAGCGGGGCTATTTGCTTGCTTTAATCATCATTACGCCCCCCATTTTTAATCAAGCGCTTAAGCGTGTCCCTATCCCACAGCAAAACGCCGGTTGCTTCCGCAATTTCTTTCGCGCCTGCTGTAAAATACCTATTTGTCATTACAACCCCAATATGACAATGGTAAAATGCTTTTCCAGCATTTACTTCCTGCACCGGCTTGTTTCCTAAATCGAAAGAATAGCACTTACATTGAATGGCATATTTGGCATCGCCAAATTTAGCAAGGACGTCAACGCCCTGATCTCCGCTGCCACGTGTGACTTCAACATTGGAAAAACCGTTTTTCTTTAGAAGGTCTGCACACCAATACTCAAAATCGTGCCCTTCCATTCCATCTATTTTGTATAGCTCCGCGTCCGGATTGCTTGCTTCACAAGGCGCGAAACATGAATTTGCGCGGGCAATCTTAAGCGTTGGAATAAGCGCTTCGCATTGTGACCGCGTAAGCAATATTTGCCGAGGCCGAGAACCTTCGAACGGGCCGACAATACCCAGCGTTTCCATCTCGTCGATCAATCGTAAGGCTTGAGAATACCCAAGATTGAGCTTACGCTGCAGCATAGAAACGGACGCTTGCCCGGTTTCCATGACTACTTTTATTGCATCCGGTATGAGCGGATCGTGGGCTTTGCCATTGGCAGTAATAAAAGGCTCTTGCGGCAAGCTTGCTTTTTCAACGCGCTTATCAATCCACACAAACAATGCTGTAAACGCGGACGGGACAATAATAAGAGCTGCGGTCGCGCCATAAGTAAGCATTGCCGTTCCGTCTTCTTGTGGCACACTTGCGAAAGGAATGAGCAACAACGCTATAATGGTAAAAAACAAAGTGAGAACAAAAATAACTACAGCCTTTAGTTTACGATGCCTTTTCATTTTAGCCCCCCAAAAATTTTCAATGTGTTGCCCATTTGTGGGCAACAAACAGCGTGTGCGTAACTATAAGTGTACTAACTTAGTTGTACACCGAGAAAATAATATGTCAAATTAAGAAAGGGGAAAGAAATGGACAACCAGGTAAAAATGGCAGCCGCACTTTTTATGATGCTAACCCCGGAGCAAAAAGACGTTATGCTTGATCTTGTAGAAAGCCTTTTATTAGAGCAAGCACAGTATCCTTTTGTTGAGGAGTAAGGCGCATAAAGCCGTCTACAAATTGTGCAAGCTTTGCTTCGTCCTCGCCCTTTGCGGCGGGGGCTTTTTTTGCGCCTTCCGGCGGCAGGACGGGCAGTTCGTCACCGTCCAGCTCCGCAAGCGTAATGCCGAAATGCTCGGCTATTTTTTGGCGCGTTTTGGGGTGCGGAATTACAGTGCCCGCTTTCCAGTTTGCGACAGATTGACCGTTTACTCCTATAATTTTTGCAAATCTGTACGCAGAATATTCGCGCTGCTCTAAAGCGTAGTTAAAATTATTGGTAAAACTCATAAAAACAGAACCCTAATTTAGTGCATTTTGACACCCTAAATTCGGTTGACAGATGCCCTAAGTTAGGGTATAATTGTCGTCGTGGACAGGCAATAAAAACCTGCACCACCCCGATAAATAGGGCTGGCGTGATAGGAAAGTTTGTAGCAAAACCAAACTATCACAAATACTCTAATTTGTCAAGAAAATAATCTAACTTTGGAGGTGATATTTTGGGATTTGGTGAAAACCTCGCACGGTTGCAGGAGGAACACGGCGAGACGAGTTACCGACTGGCAAAGGCTATCGGCGTACATCAGACGTCCATTACGAACTGGAAGAACGGCATTAAGCCGCACCCGAAGCACGCGAAGCTGGTAGCGAAGCACTACGGCGTGAAGGTGGAGGAGCTGATGGGGACGATGCCGCAGGGGTAAGAAAAAGCCCCGCCCAGTGGTTGCGGCACTGGACAGGGCGTCTCCGAAACATCTACCAAAATGTTCTGCGGATAGTATACCACGACCGCAGAGGAAAGGCAAGAGATTATGACGTGTGCTGAAATTGCCGTGATGTTATGGGCACGGCAGAACGGAATGGAAATTATCGAGGTCGAGTACATTCGGCAGGAGGAAACGACATGAGTTGGTTTGCATGGACGCTGGCGTTTATCGGCGCGGCGTGGCTGAGCTGGGCTATCGTCAAGGGCGTGGAGGCGCTGGGGCGATGAACGGAACGACAATCGAAACGATGTTGTACCGCAGGTACAAGACGTCTTTCTCCGATTGCGAAACGGTACTCGGAAGCTATGACAAAGAGCGAAAGACGATTGATGTGATACTCCCGGAGGGTCGCATGAAGCCGTCCGGAGTTCGCGGTCAATCTTATCGCTGGATAGAATTTTCCGGCGTGGAAAACGCTACAGGACGGCCGGTGCGATGCACAATCAAGGCAATTTGCAGGGACAACGCAGTTAAGCGTCTGGCAAAGAACTGCACATGGAACATTTAGGCCGCATGGAGGTAACGGGTATGAGAGAGCGGAACAGGCGGGCGCGGGAATACTCCCTGCTATGCCGCACCAGAAGATGGTGCAGGCGGCTGTGGGTGGTGGCGCTGATCCTGTAGGCGATGCTGCTGGCGTTTCTGGCGTGGTGCCTGACGCTGCCGGAGGTGGAGGGCGAGCCGGAGCACACAGCGGAGCCGGTCGTGACAGAGGTGCCGGTGGCCGGGGAGGCGGAGAACCTGATCGTGTGCGACATCACCGGGTACTGCGCCTGCTGCACACCTTACGCCCACATGAACCAGCGGGACGGCAAGGTGCTGACGGCCTCCGGACGGTGGGCGCGCATCGGCGAGGCGGTGGCGGTAGACCCGGACGTCATTCCGCTGGGCAGCACCGTGACGCTGGGCGGTAAGACTTACATAGCAGCCGATACCGGTGTGTACGGCTACACGGTGGATGTGCTGATGAGCCACGAGGACGCGGCACAGGCCGGCGTGGTGAAAGCGCTGGTGAAGTGGGAATGAGTATGATTGTGCCGCCCTGCGGGGTGCGGTGCGACCGGCGCGAGGTCGGGTGCCACGGGAGCTGCGCGGCGTGGGCAAGGTACGAAGCGCAGCGGAACGCAGAGTATGAGCGCGTGGCAAAGGCGGTGCAGGATACCAACATTGTAGAGGCCGGGAAGTGGCGCAGCTTGGAGCAGGCAATGCGGAGGAAAATCGGAAAGGAGTGGAGACGATGAACAGACTGAAAGAACGGCGGTTGGAGCTGGGGCTGACGCAGGAGGAGGTTAGCGGCATTCTGAAGCTGACAGACCCACGGATGGACGTAAGCATGGTGAGCCGGTTTGAAAACGGCGCGTGCCTGCCAACAGAGGAGGTCATGACAGCCCTGGAGGCGGCGCTGCGGACAAGCAGGGCGTATCTGTTCGGTGAGGACGAGAAAGCCGACATTCCCCAGCGGACAGCGGAGACTGAGCGGATCGCCGGTCTGATACCCAGCGGGCGCAGGAATGCCATCAGCCGGGAGGATCTGGCGGCGGCGCTGCACACCACCGACCGGAAGATGCGGAAGGCCGTGGCGGAAGCCAAGAAGCAAGGCGTGATGATCTGCAACGACGGGGACGGGTACTACCAGAGCGACGAGCTGAGCGACCTGTGGCGGCAATACAGGCGGGAGACGGCGCGGGCCATGTCTATCCTAAAGGCGCGGAAGCCTATGCGGGACGTGCTGAAAGCGGCTGGGAGGCCGGTATGAGAAGCGTAATGGAATACTGGGAGCCGGAAAGGCCGGCAGAACCGAAAGATTACAAGGTGCCGCGCTGCCCGGTATGCGGCGAGGAAACAGATACCCTGTACAAGAACATATACGGCGAAACCGTGGGATGCGATGTGTGCATCCGAACGGTAGACGCATGGGAGGAAAAGAAATGAGCTTGAGTTTATACCACATTGACCAGGCGCTGGAGGCGCTGATCGACCCGGAGACCGGTGAGCTGCTGGACTACGATGCTTTCGAGCAGCTGCAGATGGACAGGGAGCACAAGATCGAGAACATGGTGTGCTGGTCTAAGAGCCTGGACGCAGAGGCAAAGGCCATCCGGGACGAGGAAAAGGAATTGGCGGAGCGCCGCCGCACGATGGAGCGCAAGCGCGACCGGCTGCGGGACTACGTTGACCGGGCGCTGGACGGGCATCCCTCCCAGACGGCAAAGTGTTCAGTGACCTACCGCAAGAGCACGGCGGTAGAGATCACCAACATGGAAGAGCTGGTGCGGTGGTGCATGGACAACGGCTATGACGGCAAGGTGACGTATGCAGCGCCCACGGTATCCAAGAGCGACATTGCACCGCTGCTGAAAGCCGGCGTTGCGGTGGACGGTGCGGAGATCGCCGAGCGGATGAACATGGGGGTGAAGTGATGGAGAACCTGGCTATCTATAACGCGGTGCGAAGCGTACCGGACAGCGCCAAAAGGCAGATCGGGGCAGGCCGCTTGAAGGGCAAGACGGACATCAACCCCATGTGGCGGCTGAAAACCCTGACGGAGCAGTTCGGACCCTGCGGCATTGGCTGGAAGTACATCGTCACAGACAAGCGGCTGGAACATGGCGCAAACGGTGAAGTGGCTGCGTTTCTGGACATTGACCTGTTTGTGAAGGTGGACGGCGCATGGTCGGAAGCTATACCTGGCACCGGCGGCAGCGCGTTTGTGGCGCGGGAGAAAAACGGCCTGTACACCTCTGACGAGTGCTTTAAGATGGCACTGACGGATGCTATCTCCGTGGCATGCAAGGCGCTGGGCTTTGGCGCGGACATCTATTGGGCGGCGGATGCCACCAAGTACACAGGAACCGACAGGGGGCGAGACAACGCACGTCTTGACCCTACACCAGAGATCGCGGCCACTCTGGACTGCGCAGACTGCGGCGGGAAGATCAAGAGCGCCAAGAACGGAAGCGGCGAAGTGTGGGAGGCTGCCGATATCAGCAAGTATACACAGATCAAATTCCAGCGTCCTTTGTGTATCAAGTGTATGAGAGCGGCAGAGAAAAATGCGGGCTAGGCTCCACGACCTGGCCGTTGCCCGTGACGGCGGCTGGCTGCTGACCATCCGCACCAACGAGAATGTGGGCGGCCTGTTTGACGAACTGCACGAATGCGACGTGGACGTTGCCGTTAAGAAGTACCGGAAGAAGCGTAGCCTGGATGCCAACGCCTATTGCTGGGTATTGCTGGACAGGCTGGCGGCACACTACGGCATCTCCAAACAGGAGGTGTACCGGCAGGAGATACGGAACATCGGAGGTGTGAGCGATGTGCTATGCCTGCGGGAAAAGGCGGCGGATGCGTTCTGCCGGAGCTGGGAACGGAACGGTATCGGCTGGATGGCAGAGACGTTTCCCAGCAAGCTAAAGGGCTGCGTGACCGTAACGGTATGGTATGGCAGCAGCACCTATGATACAGAGCAAATGTCCCGGCTGATAGATACCATTGTGCAGGACTGTAAGGCCGCGGGAATTGAGACTATGACACCGGCAGAGCTGGACGCGCTGGTGAGCCGGTGGGGAGAGGTGAGCGGATGAACATGCAGCCATGTTGGACATGCAAGAAGTGTTACGGCGGGTGCAGCTGGACGAAAAAGAATCCAGAACCGGTGCCCGGATGGGACGCAACACCGACGGTAAAGTGTCACGGGAGCGGCGGAGGCAAGTACTGCATGCACAGCTACGCTATCCACCGCTGCCCTGAATACGAATGGGACGGGACGGAGGTAAGGAATGGAGGACAAGCGGTGCTTCCTGTGCGGCAGGAATGACCCAAGCGATCCGTTGGAGAAGCATCATCTGCTGGGCGGCGCGAACCGCAAGAAAAGCGAGAAATACGGCCTTGTTGTGTACCTGTGCGGCAACAGGTGCCACAGGAACGGAAAGACAGCCGTACACCGCAACGGCGATCAGATGCGTATATTGCGGCGGTACGGACAGCTTAAGGCCATGCGGGAACAGGGCTGGACGGAAGAGGACTTCCGGCGAGAATTTGGGAAATCATATTTGTAAGGAGATTTGATATGGTAAACAGAATGATTTTGCAGGGACGTCTTTGTGCGGATCCTGAGATGCGGAGAACCAACAATGGTACGGCGGTGTGCAGCTTCCGCGTGGCGTGGAGCGAGACCATCAAAGACCGGGAGACGAAGCTGTTTCTGAACTGCGTGGCGTGGCAGGGCACGGCGGAGCTGATCTGCAAATACTGGTACAAGGGCAAGGAAATCCTGGTGGAGGGCAAGCTGGCCACCCGCGAATACCAGGACAAAAACGGCAATGACCGCAGTGTGACGGAGATGACCGTTGATCGGGTACATTTCTGCGGCAAGAACGAGGACGCGCAGGGTATGCCGCCCCGGACGGACGGCAAGAGCCAGTTCGTGGAGATGGACGAGGACGACAGCGATTTGCCGTTCTAAAGGGGGTGGCGTGAATGGGCAAGATGCAGGACGAGATCAAGGCGCTGCGGCGGCAGAACACGCACCTACAGACCATCATACAGCGGCAGCGGCAGCACCTGTCAGAGTTGACCGGTGCCGTGCAGGACTACAGGAAGGCAATCACGGCGCACTATGTGGCTTGCGCCATTACCTTCGGAGAGAAGCGGGAGGACTGCGACACGCTGTGGGGCTGGCATCTGGAGGTACCCGCCGACCTTGTGAGTAAGGCACTGGAGAACTACACGGGCGATGTGTGGTTGGACAAGGAGCGCGGGGTGTACGTCATAGGCGTATCGCCGAAGGAGTGAGAGGTGGCGCATAGTGGCTCTTGAGTACATTCCCTTTTATTACAGTTATCGCAAGAAATTAGAGAAACTTTCAGATCAAGAGGTAGGTCGGCTTGTACGGTCTTTGCTGGAATATGGCGAGACCGGAGAGACGGAGGAACTTACGGGACGGGAGTCGATCGCATTCGATTTTATTGCGGACGATATAAACAGGGCGAAAGCAGCGTATGACGAGAGATGCGCAAAGAACCAGCGCAACATAGAGAAACGATATGCACGGCAGGAGGGTACGACCGTATACGATGGTATACGAACGAATACGACCGTATACGAAACGTACCAAACCAAAGACAAAACCAAAGACAAAACCAAAGATAATTCACTCCCACCTAACGGTGTGAGTGATACACGCGCGGCGCGCTTCACACAGCCATCCGCTGATGATGTGTCTGCCTATGTGAAGGCGCAGGGCTACCACGTCAACGCAGAGCGCTTTGTGGCCTTTTACGAGCAAAAGGGCTGGATGGTAGGCAAGAACCACATGAAGGACTGGAAAGCCGCTGTGCGGAGCTGGGAGACGAGATGGAAGGAGGAACACGGAGGTGGATGTAACGGCAGTGCTGGAGAATCTGCGAAAAAATGGAATATCCCCGGAGAAGTCGTACTTTGAGTGCCCGGACTGCGAGGACAGGGGTTATACGGTCACACGCAGTGTTACCGGGGAGCTTATGACCCGGAGCTGCCCTTGCCATATACGCAAGGACAACCAGCGGCGCATTGAACGAAGCGGGCTTGCCGGACTGCTGGAAAGCTGTACGCTGGAGACGTACCAGACGGCGGAGACTTGGCAGAAGCAGGCCAAGCAGATGGCAGAGGCGTATATCACGGACTGGCGCGGGAAGTGGTTCTATGCTGGCGGGAACCCCGGCAGCGGCAAGACGCATCTGTGCACGGCAATCTGCGGGAAGCTGATGGAGGCAGGCTTGCCGGTGCGGTACATGCAGTGGCGGGCGGACATTCCTTCCATCAAGGCAAAGGTAAACGATGCGGAGCTGTACGCCGATGCTGTAGGTAAACTAAAAACCATCCGCGTGCTTTACATCGACGACTTTCTCAAGGGCAACGTGACGGAGGCCGACCGGAACATTGCGTTTGAAATACTCAACGCACGGTACATAAAGCCGGAGTGCGCTACGATCATCAGCTCCGAGCGGACGATAGGCCAGATATTGGACTGGGACGAGGCGATAGGATCCCGCATTGCGGAGCGGTCAAAGGGCTTTACCATGAGCGTGACGGGCAGCGGGAAGAACTGGAGGCTGAGATGAACGACGGCGCATGGGAGATCGCGTCCGGCAGGCTGTGCGCCGACTGCGTGCGGGCTATGTGGATGGAGTACATATTTGCCCCCGACCCGTATATCTGGGCACCCGGCACCTGCGACCGCTGCGGTGAGCAGAAGAAGCAGACCGCAAGGCTGCGGTACACGATGAACAAACGAGGATTGGAGAAAAGAGGACTGGAGAATGGGCTTGAAAAGTGACGATCTGGCGCGGCTTAGTCCTGCGGCGCAGAAGCAGATTTTGCAGAATTTGCAAACGGAAGAAAAGAGAAGCAAATACAAGGCGCAGAAGACAAAGCGCGGCAAGCTTACCTTTGACAGCAAGAAGGAGGCGGAGCGCTATGACGCGCTGATGCTGCTGCAAAAGGCCGGGGAGATACGTGGGCTGAAATTGCAGGTGCGGTACTGCTTGCAAGAGGCGTACACGACGTTTGATGGCGACAAGGTGAAAAGCATCGACTACATCGCAGACTTCGTGTACGAGCGCAGAACGGCTCCTGACAGCTACGGCCAGCGGTATTGGTTGCCGGTGGTGGAGGACGTAAAGGGGATGCGTACCCGCGAGTATGCCATGAAAGCAAAGCTGTTCCGCAGTAGGTACGGGTTTGCTATACGGGAGGTGTGAAGCGTGAAAGTTCAGCTGTTTAATGATAACTTTCAGAACTTTAAGAAGTACGGAATACCAAAGGCGCAGCTTGTTATTGCAGATATCCCGTATAACATTGGCACGGACGCTTACGGTAGCAATCCGATGTGGTATAACGGCGGAGACAACGCAAACGGTGAAAGCAAGTTTGCAAAAAAACGGTTTTTTAATTCTGACGGGTATTTCAAAATCGCGGAGTACATGCACTTTTGCTCTCGCTTGTTAAAACCTGAGCCGAAGGAAAAGGGGAAAGCGCCGGCCATGATTGTGTTTTGCGCGTTTGAACAAATACAGGCCGTCGCCGAGTACGGCGCACGTTATGGTTTCAAAAATTGGTTCCCTCTGTTTTTCTGTAAAAACTATTCGGCGCAGGTACTTAAGGCGAATATGAGAATAGTTGGCGCCACGGAGTTTGCCGTTGTTTTGTACCGGGATAAATTGCCAAAGTTCAACAATGGCCGCGAGATTGGGGAAAACGGGAAGCCAATTAGAGGAACTGGGAAAATGGTTTTTGACTGGTTTCAATGGGAACGAGACGGGAGAGAGATTCCGAAAATTCATCCAACGCAAAAGCCTGTAAAGGTGTTGAAGCGGCTTATTGAGATTTTTACAGATCCGGGTGATGTTGTAATAGACCCATGCGCAGGTAGCGGGTCAACATTGAGGGCGTGCATGGAAACCGGCAGACGTGGATATGGGTTCGAAATTAGCCGCGATTTTTGCAAAAAAGCTCAGGAAGAAATGCTCGCCTGTAGTGACGATGGGCAAATTTCACTGGAGGTGTGACGTGGAGCGCACAAATCAGCCGCTGACGAATGAGGCGGCAAGGAAACTGATGGCGCTGGACGTGCAGGACAAAGAGATACTGACCTACGAAAAGTTGGACGAGTGGTACACCGCATGGGGCGGAAGGTGCTATGTCAGTTTCTCCGGCGGAAAGGACAGCACGGTGCTGGCGTATCTGGCGGCGCGGTACCTGTCGAGTTTCAGGACACCTCCGTGGGAGTTGAATTTGGTTTTTGTGAACACTGGGCTGGAGTACCCTGAGATACAGAAGTTTGTCAATGAGTACGCCGACTGGCTGCGGAGGGAGTTTCCCCGCGTGACCGTAAACCTTCACCGTCTACGCCCGAAGATGAACATTCGGCAGGTGGTGACGAAGTACGGGTACAGCATTGTGAGCAAAGAAGTGTCGGCGTATATCGGGAACGCGAGAATAAACCCCGCCGGAAAATCTGCACAAAGGTTGCGTGGCGAGTATTTAGACAAGGACGGGGGAAAATCGCCGTATAACTGCGAACAATGGGCGTTTTTACTCCCTGCGCCGTTTTTAATTTCCGATTCGTGCTGCAAGGTTATGAAAAAATCGCCTATGCACAGATACGAGCATCAAGAAAAGCGTGTGCCAACTACCGCGATAATGGCGGAAGAAAGTCGGCTTCGGATGATTAAGTGGACTGCCACCGGCTGCAACGCCTTTGAGGGAAAGCGACCGATGAGCAAGCCCATGAGTTTCTGGACGGAGCAGGATGTGCTTCGCTTCATCGTAGACCACCAACTGCCCTACGCCAGCGTGTACGGCGACATCGTAGCCAGCGACGGCGAGAATGACTACGGCGCGACGCTGATCGACTGCAATCTGCACTGCACGGGCTGCCAACGCACAGGGTGTATGTTCTGCGCGTTCGGTGCGCACTTGGAAAAAGGCGTCAACCGCTTTGAACGCATGAAACTGACACACCCGAAGCACTACCAGTTCTGCATCGGCGGTGGGGCGTTCGACACGGATGCGCTGTGGAAGCCCACGAAAGACGGCCTCGGTTATGCGCGGGTGCTGGACTATATCGGAGTGAGGTATTGACATGGGCAAGCAGCATTTGAGCAGGTATGACCGCATCTTTATGCGTGGCAAACTGCAAGGCACACGGGAGAACATGGACATGGTGGCGATGGTGCTGATGGACAAATGCGGCTGGCACGTCTTTGAGGAGACATCGGACAGCCGGGACACGCAGAGCATCGCGTATCTGTACGAGTGCCTGGAAAAACTGGCAGAGGAGATAAACGAGGGCCGCATCAAGCGGAAGCACATCAAGGACGTGCTGAAGGACGAGTGCGGCGTGGTGTTTGGAGATTGATGGAATGAAAATACTGATCGGCGGAAGCCCCCTGCACACATTGGAGTATCGCACAGACCAAGAACCGCGAAACCGAGGCCAGCGGCGTGGAGCCGCCTTGCCGCCTACGAGGACACCGGCCTGATGCCGAACGATGTGACCGACATGATGGCGGCAAACGGCAATGCAATTTGCGAAATCGTGAAACTGAAAGAGGAACTGCAGGGTGCAAAGAACACCGCCGAGCAGTACGCCGCCATCAATGAAACGCTGTTTGACAGCAACATGAAGCTGGGCGCAGACCGGAAAGACATTATCAACGAGCTATGCAAATACTGCGGGAAGTACAAACACGCACACGAGGGCGCCTGTGACGGGTGCAGATGGAGGGAAATGTGATGGACTGTTTTAATTATCTCTGTCCATTTCGGCAGAATGCAACAAGTAACTGTAACCAGTGCGAGTGCTTGGCGTGTCAGAACAGGTGTAAAGGGTCTGTTACATACACTGCAAGCAATCATACGCTGACCGCAGACGAAATTGCAAGGATGACCAATAATCCCGATTATGGCGTTGGGGCTGGATGTTAGGAGGTGGAGTGATGGAAAATTTGTTGCAAGACATCGCCAGCGGGCTGTGGATCGTGCTGGGCGTGTGCTGTTTCTTCGGACTAAGGAAGTGGAACAAGCGGTTCAGCGAGTTGTACGACGAACTGAAAGGGGATGTGGAACGATGGAACGACTGACAAAACGCGAAAATGGGCATGCGCATTACCCGAGATGCTTTAAAGAACCGTGCGGCGGCATGGGATGCCGCACTGAGGACTGTGAATTTAAGGTCGAAATCTGCGAACGCCTTGCCGCCTACGAGGATAGCGACTGCGAGCCGGAAGAAGTGTTGCCGAAGGATAGGGCGGACGAAATCGCGCTGAAGCTTATGCGACTTGCTGATTTGGAAAGTTTTTGCAGCTATGACCGCCTGCGGGAGCTGGCCGAGGCCGACAAGGACGGGCGCGTGGCGGTGCTGCCGGTCGGGACTGGCGGCGTAATGCTTGATACAAGTTATCCAGAAAATCCGCGCCTTATAAAAAGGGTGCACTTTGCAGTCGCCTATGTGAGCAAAGGGATCGTGTTTCACCGGCCATACAACATCTTCCTTGAAAATATTGCTGCTGGGTACATTTCACCGGTGAGCGAGGAGGCGGAAAAAGCACTGGAGGCGATGAAGAATGGCTGACAACATGGACGACTATTGGAGCAACGAAATCAAATCGTATGATGGTCAGTGGGATACCGGCCCTGATGATAAGCACGAGTTGTGGAAGTGGAGAGAGTTCGTGAAGATGGCGAGGATCATAAACGCCGAGATTAAATGCAAGGTGAGAATGGAGGTGCCGACAATGGCAACGGTTATGTGTGTGCTGGGTAAGCGAGGACGCCCGTCTCACGAATGGAACGACGGAAAGAAAGACCACATCTACTGTCTCGGATGGGTTGACCCGATGACGGATGACCCGATACCGGAATGCTTGGCTTGCCCCGATTTTGTTAACAAAGCGCAGGATGACTTAGAGGCGTTTTATGGGAGTGCTGACAATGGCGACAAAGAGAGTGTGTGACCGCTGCGGAGCGGAGATCAACCCGTACAACTCCGTCACCTATGCCGGTATGCGGCGTGTTAAAAACGATATGAACGACAACGACTACGAGCTGTGTGTTTCGTGCGCTCACGAACTGCGGAAGTGGTTCAATGGGGAGGAGAACGACAATGGCTGAATACATTGAGCGTGAAGCGTTATGCAAAATTTTGGAGAATTGGCGGGATGCTCATGCGGATGTTGATGACGAGCAAGGCTGCGGTCTGCTTGAAGACGTGATACGGGAGGTAGACGCACAGCCCGCCGCTGATGTTGCTCCGGTGGTGCGATGCAAGGACTGCTATCAATCAGTGGTGATCGGAAATGTCCTGCACTGCACCTATTGGAGCAAGGACACGGACGAAAACGGATATTGCCACGAGGGAGGATAAGCCAATGGCTGATATATCTATTGAAGAACTTGGGCCAGGTGTAATCCTTGATGTCACAAAGCCAGACGGAGAAAGATACAGATACAGCATACCGACATGGCCCCCTGGTGATCGCGGACCGGGGTATAGAGGGCACGAACTTGAGATAGACGTATTCTATGGAGGCGGAGGCGGCAATGCAGAAGGGTGATGTGATCCGAGCGCGGTTTATGACGCTGCCGGACTTATTCCCCGGTAAGGGGTGCGAAGAAAAGAAATTCCCTATACGCAAAGGCACGGTGGTGTATGTGCACCCGAAGGGGCGGTACATCGTGGCGGAGTGCGGCGGGGTGCGGGAGACGTTCTTCCCGGAGGAGGTGGTAGGGTGAAAGAGCAGACGGTTGAATACTTGAGGCTATACTTTGAGTGCGGCTGGCGCATGAGTACGATTGCGCGGCATTTTGGTGTAAGCACATCCACTGTATCTCGCTGTATATCCAGAGCAGAACGGCGCGAGTGCCCTTTTGCTAAAAATTGCCGCTACTGCCCGCTGAAAGAATGTGCGATAAAAGAAGAGTATGCGCCGTATGTAAACGCAGAAATTAGGTGATGTTGCACAACGAAATGCAACAACAAAAAAAGATGTGATAACGTGGAGATGCAGGGGCAAACTCTGCATCTCCATCTTTTTTCTTTTCCCTCTTCTTTTCCTGATGGGCGGGGCTTCGGCTCCGCCCGGAGGGAGCAATATGCAGGCAGAAGCTGGGTGGATACAGCTCCGATATGAAGAATTTTCGGGTTCGCAAGTTCAAATCTTGCTGTCTGCACCATAGGCGTGACATCTTGCCTCGCAGCCGCACGGAGCGTAAGCCTGCGAAAGTGGTCTTTCCTGTGCGCTGTACGAAAGCGGCAGGACGAAGTAATTTATGTATTGGCTGGCACCGGCTTTGTAAAGATGAACGGATGCGACCGACGTACCGGCGCAGGGCTGTAAAGTTCCGTGGTTGGTCTGGGTACCACCGCGCTTGAGAGAACTCCGAGGCGTGGATGTGGTGTGGTGGCGGTTGTCTTAGGACAAAGCCGCTATGTAGGATAGTATGGATACGTGATGGCACCCGACCGATTGTGTAAAACAACAGGAGATGCGCTGGCAGGCCGCTGTATGGGATGCGTCCCAAATAGTCTGCTTACTCCAAAGTATTTCGCTGTGGCGGATGCTATGTGTGCTTGCGGGGCGCATAGCTCACGGCGGGAACATATTAGGTGAGGCGAAAGCCGGGTACAGACGTGCCAATGACAAAGGCCAGTGGTGGGAGGCCGGTGCGTCAGGCAAAGCGAGGTGTGACATGGCGGCAAGGCTGACAGACCGTCAAAAGAAGAAAATACTGGCGGACTATGTGCAGACCAGCAACTATTGCGCCACCGCGAAAATCAACGGCGTTTCAGCGACCACGGTTAAAAACATTGTTCGGGCAAATGCCGACATTGTGGAAAAGTGTGAGCAGAAAAAAGAGGAGAACACGGCGGACGTTTTGGCGTATATGGAAAGCCAGCGGGACGTGGTGTGTCAGATCATCGGCAAGGGATTGGCGGTGCTGAACGACCCGGAAAAGCTGGCGGAGGCCACGCCAAGCCAGATCACTACGGCCATTGGGACGCTGATCGACAAGTGGACGCTACTACAAGAGAAGAGCGCTAATGATGACAGCGAGAGGGTCCGGGTGATAATTGATGTCTGACATCCGGCTGTCTGAAAAAATTGGCTCTGCGTTCTACGACGTGGCGCATGACGTGTTTCTGCATGGTCACACGCACTACGATTTCAGCGGCGGGCGCGGTTCGTTGAAGTCCTCTACGGTGTCTGTGCTGGTGCCCCTGCTGCTGATAAACAACCCCGGCACACACGCGCTGGTGCTGCGAAAGGTGGCAAACACCATCCGTGACAGCGTGTACGCACAGTATATATGGGCAATCGGTGAGCTGGGCATGGCGGCGTATTGGGAAGCAAAGGTTTCCCCGATGGAGCTGATTTATAAGCCTACCGGACAGAAAATCATGTTCCGGGGCGCGGACGACCCAATGAAGATAAAGTCCATTAAGGTGCCGTTTGGCTACATTGCCGTGACGCACTTTGAAGAAAAAGACCAGTTTGCCGGTCGCGCCGAGATACGAACGATTTTACAGTCTACAATGCGCGGCGGGTCGAAGTATTGGAACTTTGAAAGCTACAACCCGCCGATAAGCCGCGATAACTGGGCGAACAAGGACAGCCTGGAAGAACGCACAGACAGGCTGTGCCACAAGTCAACGTACTTGCAAGCCCCACCGGAGTGGCTGGGTGAGCAGTTTCTGGCAGAGGCGGAACATCTCAAGGCCACGGACGAGAGAGCGTACCAGCACGAGTATTTGGGCATTCCTGTGGGTACGGGCGGCAACGTGTTTGACAACCTGGAACTGCGGGAGATCACCGACGAGGAAATGTCGCATTTTGACCACATTTATCAAGGCGTGGACTATGGTTGGTTCCCGGATCCCTTTGCCTTTATCCGCCTGCATTACGACAGAGCGCGGGAGACTATCTACCTGATGGATGAAATCTATCAGAACAAGCTCACCAACGAAGCAAGCGGCAACATCATCATCCAGCGCGGGTACAAAGACGCTTATATAACGTGCGACAGCGCAGAGCCTAAGAGCGTGGCGGACTATCGCGCTATGGGGCTTCCGGCAAAAGCGGCGGTCAAAGGCCCTGGCTCTGTTGACTACGGCATGAAGTGGCTGCAGCGGCGCAAGATCGTCATTGACCGAAAACGCACGCCAAACGCATACAACGAGTTTGTGAATTACGAATACGACCGAAACAAAGACGGAGATATTATCAGCGGCTACCCGGATGAAAACAACCATTTGATAGATGCCACCCGGTACGCTGTTGAGCGCATTTCCCGTCGGATGGGAGTTATTGCATGAGTAACGCGGTTATCATCAAACTGGATGAGCTGGGCTATACCACCATCCCGGACAGCTTTTACAGCAAGGTTGCAGAGTGGAAAAGCTGGTACCAGGGCGATGTAAAAGGCTTCCACAGTTACAGCGTGAGAAACGGCGAGAGCATAGTTGCCTGCAAGCGCTATTCTCTTGGCATGGGCAAGAAGCTGTGCGAGGATTGGGCTAATCTCTTGATGAACGAGAAAGTCCAAATCACGCTTGAGGGGCAAAAAGAGCAGGAGTTCATCGATTTGGTGCTGACGGAAAACAACTTTACCGTCAAGGCCAACGAGATGCAGGAGATGAAATCTGCCCTGGGCACTGTGGCCTATGTTCCCCGCGTCATTGGCCAGGAGATCAGCGAAAGCGGTGATATTGTACCAGGCAACGCATCCGGTATCGTGCTGGATTATGTGACTATCGAAAACATCTACCCGCTGTCCTGGCAAAATGGGTATATCAGCGAGTGCGCGTTTTCTTCCGCTGTTACGCGGGGCGGTAAAGATTATCTGTACTTGCAGATACATCGGCGTGAGGACAACGGCAACTATGCCATTGAGAACCGCATCTATCGGTACGACAATGAGCAGCTGGCGGACGAACAGCTTGTAAATGTCAAGGGCTTTGAAAATATCCCACCTGTAGTGCACACGGGCAGCGACAAGCGGCAGTTTGTCATTGACCGGCCTAACATTGCAAACAACGTCAATTATCTGCTGCCAACCGGTATTGCGGTCTACGCCAATGCCATTGACGTATTGCAGGGCGTAGATATTGCCTATGACAGCTACGTCAACGAGTTCAAGCTGGGCAAGAAGCGCATCATGGTCAAGCCGTCTGCGGCGCAGTATCTTGACGGCACCCCCGCTTTTGACCCTGACGATGTGGTGTTTTACGTCATGCCGGAGGATACAGAAGACGGCGCAGTTGTAACGCCTATTGACATGACGCTGCGGACGGCGGAGCACAACACCGGCATCCAAGACCAGTTGAACATCCTTTCCAGCAAGTGCGGCTTCGGTGAAACCTATTACCGCTTTGATGGCGGCAGCGTGGCAACTGCCACACAGGTCATCAGCGAAAACTCCACCATGTTCCGCACCATCAAAAAGATGGAGATCGTGCTGGAACAAGCGCTGGTGGAGCTATGCCGCATCCTGCTACGGCTGGGTAACACGGCCATGAACGCTGGGCTGAATGAGGATGTGGAGATTTCCATCGACTTTGATGACAGCATCATAGAGGACAAGCAAAGCGAGTTTTCCCGCGATATGCAGATGCTTAGTGCTGGCATTATGAACGACTGGGAGTTTCGCGCCAAATACATGAACGAGGACGAGGCCACCGCAAAAGCGGCGTTGCCAAAGATGCAGGACATGACCACGGAGCAGCAACAGGAGGTGGAGTAATGGGCTATGGAGAAAACCCCGGTACTTTTTGGGTAAACATTGGCACAGATGAAAACCCTAATTGGGTAGTTTTGGGCCATGTAAGATGAGCAAGTATCCATTCACCCCCGAACTGCTGGATGCCATGCCCGAGGAACTGGCAGAGCTGTACCGTGGGATTGAGGACACGTTGCTTACAGAGATATGCTCCCGGCTAAAGCTGCGGGACAAGTTGAACGAGGTCACGGTGCAGGACATCAAGGCGCTGCGGGCGCATGGCATCGATCTAAAAGAGATTGAGAAAGCCATACGACAGGCCACCGGCATCAGCGAGAAGAAGCTGAACGAGCTAATAGACGATGTGGTGGAGCGCAACCAAAAGTATTACGCCGATGTCATAGACTTTGCCCATGTCACAAAGCCTGACGTGCTGGTGGATGCAACCACCATTGACGCCATAAAACGGCAGACGCAGGACGTGTTCCGAAACATCACCGCTTCGATGGGCTTTTTGGTAGACGCAGGGCGCACAATGCTTTCCCCGGCAAAGGCGTACCAGTGGGCTTTAAATGCCGCTACGTTGAAAGTAGAAAGCGGGGCTATCTCTTATGGGCAAGCTATCAAAGACGCCGTAAGAGAGCTTGCAAGCGGCGGACTGCGCGTGGTGGACTATGAAAGCGGACACCGTGACCATGTAGACGTTGCAGCGCGCCGCGCAGTTATGACGGGCGTATCGCAGCTGTGCGCGAAGTACACAGAGCAGGCGTCGGAATACCTAAAAACGCCTTACTACGAGGTGTCCGCCCATGCCGGGGCGCGTGATGTACCGGGGCGGTCGCCGTGGTCATCGCACAAGGAGTGGCAGGGCAAAGTGTATTCCACCCGCAGTGGCGACATCTACCCAAACATCTACGAGGTGTGCGGCCTGGGCGCTGTGGATGGGCTGGAAGGAGCCAACTGCCGACACAGGCGCGATATTTGGGTGGAAGGTGTAAGCGAACGCACTTACACCGACGAACAGCTTTCCCACATTGACGATGGGCTGGGCTGTACGTTTGATGGCAAGACCTATACGGCATACGAAGCCACGCAGGAGCAGCGCAAGGTGGAGCGCACCATACGCAAGCTCAAGCGCGAAAAGGCGGCGTACAGCGCCGCAGGGCTGAAAGACGAAGAACAGGCCGTGAATATCAAACTGCGCCGCCTGAACGCCAAATACAAAGCGTTCAGCAAGGCGGCGGGGCTGCCGGAGCAACGGGAAAGGATGAAGGTGCTGTATGAGAATTAAAGTAAGAGGTTACGAAGGAATTGTGCTTGAACCGATGATGGCGCAAAAGTTGAACTTACGGATGTTGCCCCCAAAGAAATTGAGGTAGTCAATGAACCGTGATGAAATGGTACAGGCTATCGAAGCCATCTTGAAGCGCGGCAACAACGCCGAGGTGCGGCGAAAGGGCGACGGCGTTATCGTGTTGGAAGTCCAAAAGAAAATCAAATATCAATCCCCGGTGTAATCGGGCACTGGGAAGGGCAATAGGAGCCAACTTGTAAGAATTTCTTACAGGTTGGCTTTTTCAATTTCAGTAAAAACCGCGTATGCGGGGGTTATACAAAAATCGGCTATCTGCAAGCCTAAAAGTGCAGGCGGGGTGGTCATGGCAACGACCTAAAAAGCCTATCCCGTAAGGAGTTGAACATGAAGAAAGAAGAGCTGTTGAACATCGGCCTGACGGAAGAGCAGGCGGACAAGGTTTTTGCCATGAACGGCAAGGACATCGAGAAGCACAAAAAAGCCGCAGAGGACGCAAAGGCGGACAAGGACGCGCTGGAACAGCAGGTCGCAGACCGGGATAAGGACATCGCGGAGCTGAAAAAGACCAGCGGTGACGCTGCCAAAATCCAGGAAAAGCTGGACGAGCTGCAAGGCAAGTATGACAAGGAAACCGAAGCGTACAAGGCGCAACTTGCACAGCGGGATTATCAGACCGCCATTGACAAGGCGATTGCCGACAGCGGCGTGAAGTTTTCCTCCAAGTCTGCGGAAAAGGCTTTCCGAGCGGGTATCGGAGACAGCAAGCTCGAAATGAAGGACGGCGCTTTGGATGGGTTCGACAAGTACCTCGAAAAAGCAAAGTCCGAGGATCCCAGCGCATTTGTAAAGGCTGGCGCTCGTGTTGACACGCAGGGTTCGCTTGAGGGCGGCACTCGTGAAACGAAGCCCACGTCTTTGCTGGGTGCGCTCCACGAAAAATACGACAAGTAAAGGAGACAATGACACATGGCTATTACTCTTGCTGAAGCTAAGGTCGGCATGGCCGACAAGGTCGACCAGATGATCGTCGACGAATTTCGCCGCAGTTCTCTGCTGCTGGACAGACTGGTGTTTGATAACGCCATCTCTCCGGGCACAGGTGGTTCCACCCTGACCTACGGCTACATTCAGCTGAACACCCCCTCTACCGCCGCTGTTCGTGCGATCAACAGCGAGTACACCGCCAACGAAGCCAAGCGCGTTGAGAAGACCGCAAAGGCCATCATCATGGGCGGTTCCTTCTCCGTTGACCGTGTGCTGCAGAACACCTCCGGCGCTGTGGACGAACTGGCGTTCCAGGCACAGCAGAAAATTAAGGCGACCAGCAACTACTTCCACAACCTGGTCATCAACGGCACTTCCGCCGCTACCGGCGCTGGTTATGTGACCGGCACCTTTGACGGCCTGAAGAAACTGCTGTCCGGCACTTCTACGGAGCTGACTTCCGACATCAACCTGTCCACCTCTGCCCTGCTGGATAGCAACGCCAACGCGTTTATCGACCAGCTGGATCAGCTGGTTCACACCATCGACGGTGACACCACCATGCTGATGATGAACGGCGACATGCTGATGAAGGTGCGTTCCTGCGCCCGCCGCGCCGGTTACTACGAGCGCACCAAGAATGACTTTGGTCAGGTGGTGGAGACCTTTGCCGGTATCCCCCTGATGGACATGGGCAAGTACTACAACGGTACTAACTCCGTGGACGTTATCGGCACATCTGCCGCTACTGCTTCTGCCAACGGCACCACCAGCATCTACGCGGTGAGTATCGGCCTGGACGGCTTCCACGGTATCTCCCCCACCGGCAACAGCGTCATCTCCAGCTATATGCCCGACATGAACGCCCCCGGTGCTGTGAAGACCGGCGAAGTCGAGCTTGTGGCCGGTGTGGTGCTGAAGAACACCCTGAAAGCCGCTGTGCTGGATGGCATCATCCTGTCCCCCAAAACCGGCAGTTGATTTGAAAGGAGCTGGCTCATATGACATACGCTGATTATTCTTACTACTCCGGCACCTATATGGGCACCGTGAGCGAGGAAGATTTCCCGCGTCTGGCTGTAAGAGCCAGCTCCTTCCTCGATTACTACACCCAAAACCGGGCAAAAAATAACGCTGATATGGACGCTGTAAAAATGTGCTGCTGTGCACTGGTGGACAAGTATCAGGTAATCGAAGCCGCACAGCAGCTTGCCGCAACCAGGCTGACAAGCGCGGTGACCGGGGATGATGTAAAAAGCGAAACGGTAGGCGGGTACTCCCGGACGCTGGCCAGCGGCGGTGAAAGCGCCGTGGCTGCGCTAAGTGCAACGGACGGGGCGAAGAAACTGCTGGCGGCGACCTGTAACGAGTATCTAGCCCATACCGGGCTGCTGTATCGGGGAAGGGGGTGCTGTGGTTGTACGCGCCCCACACTATAACGGTCTACAATGCCGTGCAGGAGACAGACGCGGCGACCTTTGAGGAAACTACAAAGCTGTATGTGACCATCATGCGCGGGGTTATGCTGCAGGCCAGCAAGGCTGTCAACGTGCGTGAAAGCGGACTTGAGAGCGCGGACGCGGTAAACCTGTACATTCCGTTTTCCGTAAAAGCGGTGGACGGCACGACAGGCAAGGCCAAGACCTACGCGCCCCCGCAGGCGTTTCTTGCGGCGGCGGACAAGTCCGGGCTGTGGACGCTGTCTGTGAACGGTAACGGCGGGCTGACGTTCTTTGTGAAAGGCGAGTTTGTCACAGACAAAGAGGATGTGGCTATGGCACAGGACGGCTGCTACAACGTGACCAAAGTAGACGAGAAAGATTTTGGCAGCGTGGATATGCAGCATTGGGAAGTCGGAGGGGCATAAGATGTCGCTCAAGTTTTCTGTTGACGTGTCCGGCATGGACGAGGTAAAGCGGCAGCTTGCAAGGGTCTGTAGCCGCGCTGAAAGCGCTTTAGCGCAACAGGTGATGAAAGATACCACCCCATTTGTCCCTGCGCTTACAGGCTCTCTGACGCAGAGAACGCGGGTGGTCGGTAACGAGGTCATTTACCCCGGCCCATACGCCCGCTTCCTGTACTACGGTAAGGTGATGGTAGACCCGGCGACCGGCAGCACATACGCCCCAAAAGGCGGGCACAAGGTGACAACAGACCGAAATCTTGTATTTAACACAACAATGCATCCGCAGGCACAGGCACATTGGTTTGATGCTTCCAAAGCGCAGAACATGGAGAAGTGGGTGCGGGTGGCAGATAAGGCGGTGAAGAAATTTGGAAAAGATTAAAAAGGCCGTGTCAGCGGCGGAAGAGGATCAGGTATCGCGCAAGCTGCTTGTGTGGCTGAACACATACCCGGAGCTGCCAGTTGACCTTATCCGCTTTGAGTTTCTTCCTGCCGACACTTCCGCTATGGCGATGTCGACCATTCAGGCGGCTTACATCGTGCGAAAGTATATCACCGGCGGTTATGTGGCGGAGTATCAGTTCAAGATAATCTACCGAGTTAAGCCGGGGAACAGCAACGACAAACGGCTCAAGGCTGACGAACTGTTGAACGCTATCGGGGATTGGGCAAACGGCCAGAAACCAAACATTGGCGATGACAAGCGCGTTATCAGCATGGAGCCAACCACGCGATCTTCCCTGTTTGCCATGTATGAAAACGGGGACGAAGATCACCAAATCCTTATGAAACTGAATTACGAGGTGAATGTATAATGGCAGATTTGGAATTCAACACCACAGTGGGCCAGACCATTGACCGCGAACTGCTTATTGCGTACCTGAACACCGGCACCGCATCCGCGCCTGTGTGGAGCGCTATCGGTAAGCGCGTCGAGGACAGCAGCGAGGAAATGGACTGGAGCACCGACACCAAGCAGGACATTCTGGGACACACCTTTACGACCATGAAGAAGCCCACCATCACGCAGACCTTTGACCCCATTCCTTTGGATGCGGGCGATGCTGCGGCGGTGAAGATGTGGAACCTGGCCGTCAAAGACCAGGACGCCCAGGCGCTGGCAAATCAGGACATGATGATCGGTCACTTCTACGCCACCAGCGGCGAGGCGATGTTCGCGGAGCGCTACGACGCTTGCGCTATTGCCATTACCGGCATCGGCGGCGAGGGCGGCGGCACCCTGAACATCACCAGCGAGATCACCTATGGCGGCACCCGCACTGTGGGCACTGTAAAGAAGGGCAGCAGCGGCACTATTGAGTTTACTGCGGCCTAAATAAAGGGGCGGGCAACCGCCCCTGTTTTGGAGGGAACACATGAAGGAACTGACAATCACTACCGGCGTACAGGAATACCACCTGAATGACAAATGCACGGTGTATTTTAATCCCAGCGATCCGGCGTTTGCAGACAAGCTTTACACAGCGTTTGACGCGCTGAAAAAGAAGCAGGATGCGCGGGACGATAACGTAGAAAAAATGAGCGCCCGCGAAATGTTTGACTGGCTCCGAAATATGGACGCCGAAATGCGCGAGACTATTGACGGGGTGTTTGAGCAGCCCGTGTGTGAGCCGCTGTTTGGCGACGTGAGCGTTTACGCTATCGCGGACGGTGCGCCGCTGTGGATGAACCTGATGGTTGCCATCATGGACGAGCTGGACGAGGAGATTAAGCGTGAAAAGGCTTTTCACAGTGAGAGGCTTGCGAAGTATACGGCCAAGTATCACAGATGATGTACGACCTTCCAACGAGCCTTGAGGTGTGTGGAACGGAATACCCAATAGAAACGGATTTCCGCGTGATACTGGACATATTCTCGGTGCTGTCTGCTGTTGAACTAACGAGCGAAGAAAAGTGCATCGGCGTTTTGGGAATGTTTTACCCCGGGTTTTTCACCATGCCTGGGGAGCACGTGGAAGAAGCGATAAAACAGTGCTTTTGGTTTATCAACGGCGGAAATGAGGAAACGCAAAAAAAATCAACCAAATTGATGGACTGGGAACAGGACTTTCAACTGCTCATCGCCCCTATCAACCGCATAGCGGGGCAGGAGGTGCGGGCGGTGCCGTATCTGCATTGGTGGACGTTTCTTTCATACTACGGAGAAATCGGGGATTGCTACTTTGCCCAAATCGTGAGGATCCGAGACTTAAAAGCAAAGGGCAAGCTAAAAGACAAATCCGACAAGGAGTTTTACCGCAGAAACCGAGACGCTATCGACATTAAGCGCAGGTACTCGGAGGCGGAGGAAGAAGTCATTAAGGGCTGGACGTAAAAAAGCCGCCCCGGAAGGCGGCTGCGTAGCGGTCAGTGATTCGCAATAAATGTAATGTCGTTTCCAGACCAAAAATCCGGGGTAAATCTGATTTCAATCGTTTTCCAATCTGCTGGTACTTCGTAGCCTATTACGCCGGACATCTTTTTCCCTGATGCAACAGTACCGTCCAACTGACCTTTGTCTGCGGCCAACGTTCCGGTCATGCTCATGTTTGTGGAGTAGTCATCGACATACGCTTCAAAAGACATTATAGAGCTTATGGAAATATCTTTGCTGGATTTGTTTTCAATGGCAAATTCGCAAAATAGAAACACGTTGCCGCTGTCTGGTGTGTAAAAACCTTCTCCGCTTGATTGGGTGCAAGACACAAATGTGACTTCAATGTCTTTAAGAGATACAACGTCACCAACTGCAAATTCCGTTTTCTGCGAATCAGATGATCCGTTTCCTGGTTTTTCGTCTGTAGTCCCCACCTTTTCTGGGGAGCTACCGCCAAGCGCGGTGCCAATAATGCCGATAGCAATAAACACAGCTATAACGATCAGCACGACCGGCTTTTTCTGTTTGGCCCCGCAAACTGGGCATGTTTTCGCGGATTTTGCAATATCTGCGCCGCAGGTCTTACACTTAGTCATTTTATCCATTTTCTTCCACCCTCCAAGAAGTTTTTTTGTGGTTTGTTTATAGTACCACATAAATACCATAAAAGCAAGTAGGTGATTATATGGCAAACGCGGACGGCTCCGTTATCATCAAGGCCGACATTGACGATAAGCAAGCGCAGAAAGAACTCAATGCGCTGGAAAAGAAAATAGAAGCGCTGCAGGAAAAGCTCACCAACAAGAAATCCGCGCGAGATACTTTGTTTAACCAAGCCAACAACTTGGGCGCACAGCTTGACGAAGCAAAGGCCAAGCTGGCGCAAATGAAGGGCGGCGGCAAGTTCTTCACCAGTGATGCTATCAAGCAGCAGGAGGCAGCTGTAGCGTCTATGGAAAAAGAATGGAACGCCATGAATGATAAATTGGACAAGCAGAACGCCTCTATCCGTGACGGTGAAGCAGAGCTTGACCGTATAAAAGCAAAAGCAGGGGAGTTAGGTAAGCAGCTTGGCAACACCGGAAAAAACGCCGGTAAAATACAAGAGGGGTTGGACAAAGCATCCAAGGGCATGGAGGCATTCACGAAGCGCGTAAAAATGCTGGCAAAGCGTGCGCTGGTCTTTACCATCATTGCCCGTGCGTTGGCGGCCATCCGGGATTGGCTGGCGGACGTGGTGGCCGTAAACGGCGAAGCACGAGACGCTATTGCGCAGCTCAAGGGTGCGCTGCTGACGCTGGCACAGCCGCTTGTGCAGATCATTATCCCGGCGTTTACTGCGCTGGTTAAGGTACTGGCTACGGTGGTTTCGTTTATCGCAAATATTGTATCCGCCCTATTTGGAACAACGGCAAAGGAAAGCGCCAATGCGGCAAAATCCCTGAATGACCAAAAAAACGCATATAAGGGCGTGGGAGGCGCGGCAAAGTCTGCCAGTAAGCAGCTTGCGTCGTTTGATGAGATCAACAAGTTAAGCGGCGAAGGTGGCGGCGGATCCGGCATTATTCTACCGGATTTCAGCACAGCGGCAAATTTCGCATTTCTTGATAAAATCGCGGACAAGTTCAAGAAGATCGGGCAGGACATTGTAAACCTGTTTAAGGATGTCACTGGGTTTATCGGCAACGTATTCTCCGGAGATTGGGGCGCAGCGCTGGACAACATCATCAACTTTGTAAACCACGCCCGTATTTTGCTGGCCGATTTGCTGGACTTTGTGGGGTATATTTTTGGAGCGATCATAGACACCATAATAGAAAAGTGCGGCCTTGCCGGTACTCCGGTAGGAGATATGTTGACTGGTATCAAGGGCATTGTGCAGGGCGCGCTGGGGCTTATTTCCGGCATACTGACAGGCGACTTAGAAAAAATGAAACAGTCGGTTATCCAAATGCTTACCGGCGTGAAAACATTTGTGTTTGGAATTTTTGACTGGTTTAAACTGGGTCTAACAAGTCTGCTGGACTGGCTGGACGGAAAAACAAACGGACGTTTTCACGAAATCATTGAACTGGCGAAAACCTATGTCAGCGATGTTATCGATGGTGTCAAGCAAATCTTTGGCGGCCTTATTGATTTCCTGACCGGCGTGTTTACGCTGGACTGGAAAAAAGCGTGGGAAGGTATCAAAGAAATTTTCCGGGGCATTTGGAATACCATCGCCGGCGTTTTGGAAGCGGCTGTAAACCTTATCATCAAAGGTATCAACTGGCTTATTGACCAGCTGAACAAGATACACTTTGAAATCCCGGATTGGATACCGGGTATCGGCGGTAAATCCTTCGGCATCAATATTTCCCATGTAAACGAGCTTAAAATCCCCCGTCTGGCGCAGGGCGCTGTTATCCCTCCCAACCGCGAATTTCTTGCCGTGCTGGGAGACCAAAAGCACGGGACAAACGTTGAAGCTCCACTGGAAACCATCCAGCAAGCCGTGGCGCAAACGTTTGCAAATATGTCTCCGCAGCTTGCACAGGCTATTGTCTCTGCGTTTATTGCTACTGGTATGATCGGCAACATCCAGGCTATCGAGGACTACACCCGCGCGACGGCGGCGAAGGACTTTACGCTGGGGGCGCCAAACAGCGCGACAGGCCGCTGGGTAGACCAGTCGTTGGCCGCATACGCACGAGTAAAGGGGTAAAATATGGCTTATAAAGGATATTTGCTTAAAGTAAACGGGATGGAGTTTCCCGGAAAGTACATATCTGAGAAAAACTATGTAGTATCGCCCAATCAGCGCATTGACTTAGATTCTGGGCGCGATGCTTCCGGAGTGTTGCACAGGTCTGTTTGTCAACACATGCCGGTAAAAATCGAGTTGCAAACTCTTCCGGTCGATAACGAAGATATCGTGCTTATCAACAGTGCTCTTGGGATGACAACGCAAAACATAGAGCGCACAGTAGAAGTGGAATACTATGACATGGAAACAGATAGTTACAGAACGGCTGATTGCTACATGCCAAATCCGCAATTCACAATCAATCATTGCAGTGAAAATAATATTTTTTACGACGCCGTGCGCTATGCATTTATCGAGTACTGAGGAGGTGGCGGCTTGTATCAAGTGAGCAGCGCGTTTCGCGAGGCGGTGTACGCGCGGAACGCAGTCATCCGGCCACTGGTGCGGTTTCTGGATTCGCCGGTGATCTTCACGGCGGAGGATCTGCAGGCCGGCGGGCTGGAGGCAGCGGAGTACCTGAACCCGGACGACGATCTGACCGTGGGCGCCGCGCCGTCGGCGGAGCTGCAGATGCACATATTGAACCGCGCCGGGCTGCTGGATAACTTCTCCTACGGAGAGTGCCGGGTGCTGCTGGGCGTAAGGACCGACAGCGCGGCATGGACACGGGGCAAGGACAGCGTATGCACGGCGGTGCTGGGCTACGGCACCGCTGCCCGGGTGCGGCTGGACGGGTGTGACACGGAGCCGTATCTGAAGGTGAACGGCTCTGCATCCCCGGCGCAGCCGGAGAGTGCTGTGTATGCCATCGTAGCGGACGGCAGCACGGTATACTGCGTGCTGGAAAGCGGTGATGTGTGGACGGCGATATGGACAGGCTCTGCGCTGGAGCACCTGGACGACTACACCTGGGCAGATCTGGCGCGCTATACCTGGGCGCAGACGGCGGTGCGGAAGTGGGCTGAGTACGCCCCGGCCACCGACCTGAGCGAATTCATGCGCCGCAAGCTGCAGGGTTGGACGGGTCGAGGTTTGTGGTATGCAGACGATCTCTGCTACGAGTTTACCGACACCGCCGTGGAGCGGTATGAGTATGTGCCGCTGGGCGTTTTCACTGCGGACACGCCCAGTAAGCGCCGGACGCTGACGGTGGCCGTGACCGCCAACGACAGGATGGTGCGCTTCGATGCCGACGCCACGGATTGGTGGCGATCGCTGAGCTATCCCATCACCCTGCAGGATCTGCTGCGGAAGCTGTGCCTGCGGGTGGGCGTGCCCCTGGCCACCACGGGGACGTTTGTCAACAGCGGCCGGACGCTCGCCTCCGCGCCCATAGCTGCATCTGCGCTGACCTATCGGGATGTGCTGAAATGGATCGCGGAGGCGGCGTGCAGCTATGCCAGAATGACGCGCAACGGCGCTTTGGAGCTGGTCTGGTTCCAGGACGCCGCACTCTCCCTTAGCTCCGGACAATACTTTCCGGACACGGACAGGGCGGAGTTTACTGTGCCGCAGGTCACCGGCGTGCAGGTACTGTGTGCGGAGAACGATGTGGGGGTGCTGGTCGGCAGCAAAGGGAACGTGTATCAGATCATGGACAACCCCATGCTGTACGGGCAGGAGGAGACGGTGCGGGCGCTGGCCGAGCCCATCCGCAGCCGGCTGGCTGCCTTTGGGACGTATCAGCCGATGACGGTACGCGCCCTGGGGAACTGGGCGGTGCAGGCCGGGGACATCATCCGCGTGGACGGCGTGCCGCTGCCCGTTTTCCGGCACACCATCACCTACAAGGGCGGCGTGAGCAGCGAGTATCAGAGCACCGGCAGCGCGGCGCGGCCGCAGCCGACCACGGAGCGGCGTGAGACATACCGGCAGGCGGCGGCGCTGCATAAGCTGGAGGTGACGGTGCAGGGCATCCAGTCCCACATTGCAGATCAGGACGGCAATATGACCGACCTGAAGCTGTTTGCTGAAGGGTTGAGCATCAAGGTCACCAATAACGCAGATAACACTGGTGCGTCGCTGGATCTGCGGTCGGGAAAGATCGCGCTGTCCAGCACGCAGATCAGCTTCCGCGGGCTGGTGCCCTTCGAGAGCCTGAAAACGGCCGGACAGACGGTCATTAACGGCGCCAACATCACCACGGGCTTCATGAGCGCCGACCGCATCCGGGGCGGCACCATCGACGCCGACGAGATCAACGTGACGAATCTGAATGCGGACAGCATCACAGCCGGCGCTTT